ATGATAAAGATTATCGACACACATACGCATCTCGATGCCGAGGAGTTCGACGAAGACAGAGCTGAGGCTTTTGCCCGTGCCCGCGAAGCAGGAGTGGGCAAGGTGTTCCTGCCAGCTATAGACGTGAAGACTACGAAGGCTGTGCTCAGCCTCAGTCATCAATATCCTGGTTACGCCTATCCCATGATAGGACTCCATCCTGAGGAGGTGAAGGCCGACTGGAAAGAACAGCTTGCCGAGCTGCGTCAAATCCTCGATGAGCACCGCGTGCAAATCAACACAACAGTTTCCGACTTCATTGCTATAGGCGAGGTGGGGCTTGACTATTACTGGAGCCGTGAGTTTGAGCACGAACAGTTGCAGGCTTTCGAGGAACAGGTGAAGTGGTCGGTGGAAACCCGTCTTCCCCTCATGATACATTGTCGCAAGGCGCAGAACGAGATGGTTCATCTCTTGCGCTCTTACGAGAAAGAGCTGCCGGGAGGCGTCTTTCATTGTTTCACGGGCAATCAGCGCGAGGCTGAGGAATTGCTGTCTTTCGACCGTTTCGTGTTGGGAGTAGGCGGTGTCTCCACTTTCAAGAGCAGTCATCTGCGCGAAGACCTTCCTGCTGTGGTTCCGCTTCATCGCCTTGTTCTTGAGACCGACAGTCCCTATATGGCACCAGTTCCACATAGAGGAAAGCGTAACGAGAGTGCCTATGTTGTCGACGTGATGCGCACCCTGGCAGCAGCCTATCAGGTGAGCGAGGACGAATTGGCGGCAGCCACCAATGCCAATGTAAGCCGTATCTTTGGCTGCGAGGTGGTGAAAGGACTGTAGGCAGTGCTGCAAGTTGGTGTGGCAAAAGTAGAGTCAGTTAAAGAAATATAAAATAGGAAGCCTTTTTTGCTTATTTGCCCGAAAAGCGATACTTTTGCACACCGAAGCCCGTCAAGGTGCTCGCAGACAAAAGGAAAGGTGCTCGAGTGGCTGAAGAGGCACGCCTGGAAAGCGTGTAACCGGCAAAACCGGTTCGGGGGTTCGAATCCCCCTCTTTCCGCTTAAAACCATAGGTTTTACGGTGGTTCTCCGTTTTTGTTTATTGTTGCATTTTGTTTCGGTTTGTTACTCTTTGTTGCAAAATGCGTGCAAAATGCGTGCAAATAATTTGGTTGGATTATGATTAATGTCCATTTCTATCTCGACACTCGTGCTGTCGCCAAGGGGCAGGCTGCTCCCTTGAAGTTCGATTTCTGTCATAAGCGTGTCCATGCTCTTCTCTCGGTCGGCATCCGTCTCCTGCCTTCCCATTGGGATGCGAAGGCTCAGCGGTGTGTCGGTGATTGCCCAAACAAGGAGCAAACGAACTGCTTCTTGCTCCAGCGTATGGCTCGTGTCTCTGAAATCCTCATGAAGCTGACCACTTCCGATGCCCTGCTTGGTCTTTCGGTTGTCGAGGTGAAGAATCGTGTCGCCTCGGAGCTGGCTCCTGATGTCGGTGTGGAGAATCGGTTGGTGTCTCGTATGCGTGCCTATGCTTCCCTCTGCAAGTCCAAGCGGACGGCTGATATCTATCTCGTGACCGTGAAGAAGGTGTTGGCTTTCGATTCTCGTGCCGAGTCCCTCACCTTCGAATCTGTCTCCAAGGATTGGCTCTCTCGGTTCGATTCCTGGCTTGGCTCTGATGCTGGTGGGTGTCCGTCCGTGAATGCCCGTTCCGTCCATCTTCGCAACATTCGGGCTGTCTTCAATGATGCCATCGACAATGGTATCACCTCCTGGTATCCGTTCCGCACCTTCAAGGTGAAGAATGAGGCGACCAAAAAGCGAGCCGTGTCCGTGGAGGTACTGCGTTCCCTGTTCTCGTTCCCTGTCACCTGGCAGCGGCAGTATGTCGATGCCTTCAAGCTCTCGTTCTGTCTCATCGGTATTAATGTGGTTGACCTCCTTGCCCTGCGTGCCGACCAGCTGGTGGATGGTCGTTTGTCTTATCGTCGCTCCAAGACGGGGCGGCTTTATGATATCAAGGTGGAGCCAGAGGCTGCTGCCATCATCGAGAAGTACCACGGCTCTCTTGGTCGGCTTGTCTCCTGGGGCGAGAACCGAAAGGTCTATACCACCTTCACCTTTCAAATGTGCCGTGGCTTGAAGTCCATCGGTACCATGGAGAAGGAATGGCGCACCGATGATCTGGGTGTGTATCGGGAGGTGGAGGTGTTTCGTCCTGCCTTCCCGATGCTGTCTTCCTATGTCGCTCGTCACTCATGGGCGACCATCGCTGCCTCGCTGGATGTCCCAAAGGACGTAATTGCCCACGCCCTTGGTCATGGTGGCTCGTCCGTCACCGATATCTATATTGATTTCGATATGCGCAAGGTAGACGAGGCGAATCGTCGTGTGCTCGATTGGGTGTTCTATGGCAAAAAGTAAGGGAGAACCCTGTGGTGGATTCTCCCTCTTCTTATTTGCTCGTCTTGTCTTTCGGTGGTCTCCCTCGCTTATGGCTGGCGGTCTCAGCATCCTGCTGTTGTCGCTTCTCGTCCCACGCCTCTCGCATCTCCTGCAGCAGCTCTCCCTCGTTCTTGCCTGTTGTCTTGGCGTTGTCTCGTAGCTGGTTCTGCTCTTTGTCCTTTCGGATGAGTCCGTTGATGTAGCGGTTCTTGTTGGGCTGCGCTCCCAGCCAATCCTCCAGCTCGATGTCTATGGCTACCCCGATTCTCTTTTGGTTGCGTCCATCGCCTCGTTTTCCGAATGCATACTTTCCTGTTGGCTCAGTCATGGTTTCCTCCTCTCTTAATAGTCAATCATTGCGATTTCGTCGCAGTCAATGTATCGGGTTTGGTTTCCTTCGAGGACGAGAATGTTCGCCTTTTCTGTTGCGTTACGTTCTTCGTTGTATATTGTCATGAAGTTCGTCTCGTTCTCTTCTGGGCAGAAAATGATTTCTTTTCCGCTTCTTAATGTGATTGAGACCTCTCTGATTTCCTCGTCCTTATAAATGTTCTTGATAATCATTTCAATAGCTCTTGCTTTCATATTCTTTCTGTTTTATGTTGTTAATAATGCTTGTTTCTTAAATCAATGTGCAGCCTACTTCTTCGAGCTTCGCTGCGTCTCTTGGGCAAACTGCCCAGACCTTGTTTCCGACCTTGACCAGCCATGCGTGGTAGGCGATGGTGTGGAACAATTGGCGTGCCGTCTCTTCGTTGCTGAAGATGTCTGGCTCCCATCTTAGCTTGACCTGCTTTCCGTTGATGTTGTATGTGTACATTGTTCTTGCCATAAAAATGCGGCTTGACCGTGGTGCCGTAGGGCTTAAGTTGTTGTGCTCTTTGTTTCTTTTTCTATTGCAAAGAAAATAAAAATATCGCAATGTTGTATAAAAATAGAGATAACAAAAGCTAACAAAAAGATAATAAAAGTTATCTCTTTGTTAGCTGATAATCAGTGTTTTATCTCGCTCGCTGCAATGCTGAACGCTGGGCGGTTCTTAATGAAGGCGAGGATAGCCTTCTTGTCTTTGTAGCTGGCTGGTATGTGGCTGGTGTCGCAGCTCTTCCAATTGCCCCAGGCGAGCTGGTATCCTCTGACAGACCATCCTCTGTAAACGTATCGGGTCTTGCCTGTCATCGTCACCTCGGTGTCGTATCGTCTCGTGAAGTGGAGGCGGTACGCTCCGTTGTCCGTCTCCACCACCAGCTTGTAGGCTGTGTTCTCGATTACTTTGCTTGCTCCCATGTGCCAGCCTCCTTTCTCTTGTCTCGCTCCCTTGCGTAGGTGTCTATGCACTGCTGGATGGCTCCAGCCGTCTCGTCCAGATCCAGCTCCTTGGCGAGGGCGAGTGTGTGCTGGGCGTACTCGATTCTCCATTGGATGACCTTGCAACTCAGCCCTGCTGCTTCGTCAGCTCTCTCCTTCTCGCTGATGATGATTTGTCCCTCCAGGCTCTTTGCGTACTCTCTCGCAGCCTGTTTGTCCTTGCCGCTGCACTTCTCTCCATCGAGGCTGCATCTCTTCTCTGTTGTTCCGCTGTGTCCCTTCTTGAATGGGCAACCGAAAAGGTTGTAGCATCTTGGCATTCTCTCCCATTCGTAGATGTACTCTGTTCTTGCCATGTCTGTTTGTCTTTGTGGCTGGGTGGTTAGCCCAGCCGTTGCCTTCTTATCCTATCAAGAACTCGAAGTTCTTGTATCTTCCGTCCTTGGTTCTCATTCTTGCCAGCTCTATGGCTTGCTTGTAAGTGAACAATCCCTGCTTCTTGTTGCACTTGCCTGTCTTGATTTTGATGAAGGTGAAGTCCACCTTCTCTTCCTTCAGTTTGCCGTATGTGTATTCCCATTCCTTTTCGTAGATTTGGTCTTTTATGTACGTTCTTGCTTCAATCTGTTTCATGTCCTTGGTGTTTGTAGGGGAGTGGTTGGCTCCCCTGTTTCCTTCTTATTTCATGTTGCTCAGAATGAGTTCCTTGTCTTCCTCCGTCAGCTCCAGGTTGTTGCGGAGCTTGAAGCCTATGTATCTCTTCTCTCCGAGGATTGTCTTTGCGGTGTCCATCAGTTCCTCGTCGTTGTAGTATGCTGCCTTTCCGATGAGAGTTTCTGCCAAGGTCTCGTATCTTTCTCTGAGGTCTGACAGCTCTTCCTCTGTCTCTTGGAGTTCCTTGAGGTTTAGGCTTGCGCTTTTCTGTAGGTTCTCTGCCTTCTTCTTGTAGAGGTCTCGTTCTCCACAAATCACGTTGAACTGCTCCAGCTGGTGTTTGTTCTCCTTCGTCAAGACCACACGGTTCTGTCTCTCAAAATCGTATGCTTTCTGGATGCCTCCTTGCTTCTTCCATTCCTTCACCCACTCGTCCTTGTCGAGGTTGCTTGCGTTGTACTCTGGCTCGATTAGCATGTGGTAGCACTCTGCGCTAACCTTGAACTTTGCTCTGTCTTCAAATTCTTTCTGCATCATGATTTCTGTCTCCTATGTTTTGTGGGAGGCTTGCGCCTCCCTGGTTGTTGTTATGCTCTTGTTTGTTTCTTCATGCACTCCTTGACTGCGAACTGGTCTTTCAGCAGGCATTGTGTGCTTGCGAATGCTCCTGTGCCTATCGTTATGAAGTAATCAACCACTGCGTTCCATCTGCTTCGGAAAATCCCCGACCCTTTGACGTTTGCGATGAAGCTGTCCTCTGTGGCTTCGCTTACGAGTGCGTTGCTGTATTTTGTAATCTCTTCTCCTGTGTACTTGTTGATGATTGTAATCATTGTATTTTCTCCTATTTTGTGCCCCTTGGTTAAGGGGGCGTTTCCTTTTCTTTTCTGATGCAAAGGTAATCAATTTTTCGTAAAGTTGTATAACTTTGTAGTTATTATAAGTTACAGAAAATCAATTACTTAGCTAAAGAAAGTTATCAAAAAAAAAGACCCCTCCACGCCTTGGTGGAGAGGTCTTTCCTCACTTGCTTTTTCTTTCCTCACTTCTTTCCTCGCTTTCGGTATCGGTAAAGGATGGCGAGGGTCGCTGCTATACTTATTATTATACCTGCCGTCAGCCATCCTGCCCAGCTGGGTGTGGTCTCCGTCTTGGTGACTTCCTTGGTGTTGTCCTGCTGGTTCTTTGAATCAGTAGAGGAGTTCCTCGTCTTTTTGTTCTCGTTCCTCGTGGAGCTGCTCTTGGTTGTGTCTCTGACCGCTGCCGTTCCCTTCACCTTGGCTCCTGGCTTCGCCTCCAGCGTGTGGTGCAGGACTCCGTCCTTCCACGATGCGGTGGACTTGTACAGGTCTGTCTCCAGCACCGATGTGGTGTCGTGGGTTGTTCTCTCCTTGCTGGCTGCTGGTATCTCCACCTCAACGGGTACCAGCCTCTCGGTGACCTTGGTGGTTTCGTGGGTCTCGGTGATGGTGCTGTCTTTCTCTCGCTCCACCTTGCTCGTCTCGGTGCTGCTGGTAGTCTCTGCCATCGCCTTCTTCTTGGTGGCGCATCCTGCGAGTAGCAGCATTGCGATGCAAATGATGAGTAGGATGCAAAGGTTCTTCTTTCGTTCTCTTGTCATTGTCTAATCCTCGAATGTTATGCTGTTGATTCTGTTGAGCCATCCCTTCTTGTGTGCTATCTGGCGTGGGTCGTTCTTGATGACCTTGTCGATGAATGCCTTTCTTGCGTTCTTGATGATATCGAAGAGCTGGCGTTGGTTCGGATAGCCGTTTACGGCTGCGAGCGTCTGTTTGCCGACGATGCCGTCCGCTTTCACTCCGAGCAGTTGCTGGGGCTTGATGATTCCCCATTTTCCGCTTGCCCACAACCAGTCCACCAAAATCTCAGCTACCTTCTGGTTCTTGATCTGGTCTGCCTTCCATTTATCCCAAAAGTTCTTTTTGAGAACATTCTTGAAGTCTTTCTCGGTGATGAGCTTCACGTCCTTCTCGTCTATCTTTCCGTCTCCGTTCTTGTCGTATCCTACGGTGCGCCAGGTGGCGATGGTGATGCCGTACTTGGTGGCTCCCCCTCGGTCTATCTTGCTGTTGGTGTACTTGGAGCCTCCCTCCCATTTGAGGACGAAAGGCTCGAACTTGGTAACGTCTGCCATTGCTTATGTCTCCTCTTGCTTGTTTGAAATGTTGTTTGTCTCGTTTCGTTCCCCGAATGCTTTTGTGATTCCTGCCGTGGCGAACAGGGAACCTATCGCCCCGATGACCGCTGCCAGCCCCATCAAGTCCGTGTGGATGGTGTTCGTTGTCAGCACCTCGTAAAGCAGGACGAATCCCACCACCAGCAGCAGGAGGCATCCGATGATGGTGACGCTCACCAAAAAGAACGCCTTGCTGGATGCTCCGCTGTTGGTTTGTATGAGCTTCGCTAAATATTGGCTTACTCTCATTTCTTTATTCCCTCCTGGTATTCTCTCTCGACCTGCTTCCTCTCCCTCGGTGGGTCTCGGTTGACGCATCCGTTGCGGACGCATCGGTTCCAGCTTGCCTCCTGGAGTTGTAGCCTCAGTTCCATGTTCTCGTCCTTCAGCTTGTCCTCGGTGGCTCGGTGCTGGTTCAGCACGTCGTAGAGGCTGTCTATCTTCTCGTCCTTTGCCTTCAGCTCGCTGTCCTTCTTCTCGCAGAGGTCTTTCCAACCGCTTGCGTATTGGGCGGTTGCCTTCGCTTCCTCCTGCGATGCCTTCGCTGCCTCGGTTCGCTTCTTGCTGTCGTAGAACATGAAGAATCCGAGAATGGTCACGAGTCCTGTGGCTATTGCCTGTAGGATGTCTGCGCTCATGACTGTCCCTCCTGCTTGCCCTTCTCTATCATCGACTTGATGCCGTCCATGACCGCTGGGCTGCAAAGCTCGGAGCAAACACCGATGAGCTGCACTTCCTTGTCATCGTACTCCTCCTCTCCCTTGCTGTTGTAAATCTTCAAGGCGAGGGCGTGGCAGGCGATGCCTTGCCCCTGGGTGTAGATTGCGTCAGCAAACCCTTCCTTGATGTTCATAATTGTCGCCTTGGTTTTTGCGAGGTTGGCGAATACCTCGACCTTCTCAAAGTTGATTTTCATTTTTATGTCTCCTTGTATTATTGCGCTGTTCCTGCTGAAATTATCCACATTCCGCTTTGCAATACCGCTGAACCATTGACAAGGTTCCATCTCGGTGCGTATGTAAGCGTAATGCTGTCGTATCCCATTATTCTGCTTGCGTTATTAAAACCGCTTATGGTGTAATTGTTACCATGCCAATGAATAAAGGTTTCTTTTTTGGTACCCTTCTTGTCGTAGCAGTAGCCTGGCTTGATGTAGAAGCTGTAGTATCCTCTGTACATTGCGGAAACGCACAAAGTAATTTGGTGCCCCTCGTCATACCAGTTCATGTCTGGCAGGATGAATGTCATTTCTGTGAATGACTCGTTGTGGATTGCGACGATACCTTCGTCTCGCTTGACCTTGTAGTTGTCGGTTGTTACGACAGAGGTTTTGATAGCAAACCCTTCGATGCATCCTCCTAAAATGGAGAGGGCGATGTTACGGTCTGCGTTCTTGGCTGACAAAATCATGGCGTAGTTCTGTCCCATGTTGTCGTATTTGAACCAATTGCTTTTATTCTCATTCTGGAATCGTGCTACGGCTCTTAGGCTACTTGAAGCAGGGAGGAGGTTTCCACCGATTCCTGCAAAGGCTCCAGCGTTGTCGTTTCGCAAGATGATGTATGCGTCATCGCTGAAGTTCTTCTCGTTGGTTAGTCCGTTACCGCTAATGGTGAATCCTCCGATTGTTCCGCTGTTGATAGATACGTTGTTGAAGATTCCGCTCGTTGCGTTTATCTTGCCAGTGATGCTTGCCTCCGTTGCCTCCAGCTGTCCTCCGTACTTTACCTTGAACTTGGATGCAGCAGCGGTCGCTCCACCTATCCATAATGGGTAGCCGTTTTTCTCATCCTCGACACCTCCGAAGCAGCCTTGCACCTGCTGCTTGCTGTTGGTGATCAGGATGCGGTTCGTCTGTGCGAATCGGAGGACTGCGTTCTTGGCTACGATGAGTGGCGTGTAGATTGGTCTCATCTGGTTCAGCTTCAACCACTCGTTGCTGTCCGCTCCATTCGGTGCGTTGGCTGCGGTGGATGTGTGTGTGACTCGGCATTGGTACATCGAGAAGTTGCCTGTGGTGTTGTCGGTGACCGTCACGATGTCGAGGTATCGGATTCCTCCTGTTAGGCTCTCGTCGTTGTGGTACTCGGTTCCTGCGCTCCACTCGCTGGTTCTCTCTATGAGTCCAGGAATGCCTCGGAGGTCATCGATGCCGTCGATGAATCCTGTTGCAAACATTCCGCTCTCCAGCTTCGGCATGCAAATCCACGCCTCTCTGTAGCCTTCCTCGTTAATGGCTGGCATTAATCTGAACAGGCAGTTCTGTTCCTCTGTGGTGAGGTTCTGCTTTGTCTTGAACGTCACGCTGTGTCGAGTCCACTCGTCCGTCAGCTTCCATGAGTAGCCGAGGTCGCTTGGCGTTGTTACCTCGATTCCGTCCACAATCATCTTGGTGCTTGTGTCCACTGCTGTCGGGTAGATGTAGGTGACCAAGTCCACCTGGTCGGTAATCTCGTACTGCTGGACGGTCACCTTGCCAGTCCTTGGCTCGGTGTTGTCGTATTGGTAGCTCGATATGCGGTAGGCTCCTGTCTTCTGTGGGGTGAAGGTCATGCTCATTGCTGTTACCGATGTGCTCTTGGTTGCGCATGAGTTCCCTTCGCTCCAATCGGTTGCGTAGATGTATGTGCGCAGTTCCTTTCCGTTGGCTACGGCAGTGCTGTCGCATTTGCCGATTACCCTTATGGTGTATGTCCTGCCTGCAATGAGGTAGAGTTCCTTGGTTGCGAATCCGTAGTTGCTGCTCGTCTCGTTTATGACAATAGGCTTTGTTCTTCCCTTCGCCCAAAAACTCAGCGTGTACCATTGCCCTGCCGCCAGCTTTTGGATTCCTCTTGCTGGGTGGTGTACCTTCTGTCTGAGCATCTCCTTGCAGGTGATGGTGGCTCCTGTCGCCTTGCAGGTGTCGTGGTATGAGTTGCGTCCGTCCTTTTTGTTGCTGGTGTCGATGCTGCCCAGATCCTGCGGTGCAGTCTTTCCGCTGAGTGGCTGGTATTGGCTCTTGACGTTCCACGCCCTCATGTTGTCAGCGTCAGTAAAGCTGGCGTTCTCCAGAATGTTGCCATTATCTCCGCTGTGGTATGTTGTGACGAGCTCTGGTGTGGAGTAGGTGGTACCGCTCTTGGTGTAGATGGTTCTCACGCATTTCCAAACGTACGGCTTTTGGTCGCTTGGCGTTGGAAATGTGGTGCTCCATCCGCTCACCGAGCTGTATGATGCCACGCTCTTCTTGTCGGTTGCGATGAAGTACGATGTCTGCGAGCTGATGCCGTTGCCATCGTCTCCTGGGTCTCCGTCTTTACCAAAGTAGCTAACGCACAAAGGTGTGGTGTATGTGAATGTTCCGTTCTTCCATTCCATTCTGTTGCGTGTCCACAGCCATAGCTCCTTGGTTGGCGTGTAGGTGGTTCCCCATCCGCTCGTTGGCGCAGTGGTTGGGCTGCTGCCCACGGCATATTGCTCGGTGATGGTTATGAAGTCCTTGCTCGCACCGAGGCATTGCTTGCCTGTGTACTTGCTCGTTCCGTCCGTGAGGACAATCTTGGTGCAGCTCCATACGTAGGTGTTCTCCTTCATTGCGAGCTGGGTGAATGTGGTTACCCATCCTGCGGTGTCCGATGGCTCGCTGGTGTTGCTTGCCGAAAGGACAAAGACCACGTCAGCCGACTTGATTCCTGTTCCGTCCTTGCCTGGGTCTCCATCCTTGCCGTCCGCTCCGTCCGAAGGAGCCCACCTGCAGGTGAACGCTCCCTTGAATATTCGTTTCTTCTGCATGGTGGGTCTCTTGTTTTAAGTGAATAAGTTGTCGATGATGGCGTGGGCGCAGTTGGCGCACAATGCTCGGTATTCCGAGAAGTCCTTGTAGTTGGCGAGGTCTTGGCTCTCTTCCTCGGTCAGTTCCACTCCGTCCACCTTCTTCAGCAATGCGTCGATGGTATTGAATGCCAGGGCGTGCTCTTCCTTCTGTGGGTATGCTGCCTCCACGAGCTGGCTCTTGATGTGGGCGTAGTCCATGATGCCGTCGGTCTGAATGACAAAGCCGCTGAATCCCTCGATGGTGGTCTTCTCTTCCTTGCACTTAGCCTTGTCGGTGTCCTGGCTGGCGTTGTCGGTCTTCTCCTGGGTGTCCGCTGTGAAGTCCATGTAGGCGATGCGTGTCTTTCGGTCGTACACCTCTGGCTTCTGCTCCATGAACGTTCTTCTGATGTTTCCGTACTGCTGTTTCATTTTTCTGCCTCCTACTTTGTTTGGTTGTTAAACTTGGCGAGGTCTACGACCTCGTTGTTGTCGGTGTATATCAGCTTGCCGTCGTTCTGCTTGGCGACAGGTCTGCCATCTATGGTGAGAATCTTGACCTGGCTGAACTCGAAGTGCGAGCCTCCCTTGTCAATGACCACAGTCTTGAAGCTCGTCACGTGGTTGGTGTCGAAAGCGTCGATGAGCTGCTTCATCGATGGGCTGTTCACGATGAGTTTCTGCTTGCTTCCGTAGAAGACAATCTCCACTGCGTATCGTCCTGCCCCGTAGCTCGTCTGCACGTCCTTCACCCAATCGATGACCTCTATCTCCTTGTTGAGGATGAGTGCCGTCGTAATCTTTGGAGAGTCGATGATTCGCTTTCCGTTCTTGTCCTTCTTCTCTGGCATCTTGATGCCGAGGTCTTGTAAGTTGATTCCTGTTTCCATCTTATAAAGTCTTTTGCAATGTCTGTTTCCCCATTTTATCATGCCCCATGCTGCTGCGTCTATCTCACGGAGTCTTCGCTTGTTCGTGACCTTCGCTCTTCTCTTGAGCCAGCTCACCTTGTCGCTTTTCCTCCAAAACATGTTACCTCCCTCGTAGGAAACGAAACCGAGGAAATCCAAGCCCTCGCTTATCGGGCGAATCTTTGGCTCGTGTGCCTCGAATCCCAGATCCTTCAAGAATGCTATCGCTCTCTTCATCTTCCATTTCACCTCTCCCTTCGTCTTTCCGAATATGACGAAATCATCGAGGTATCGGATATAAAGGTGCGCCTTCGCCTCCTCCTTCATGAACCTGTCGAATGTCATCAGCGAAATGTTGCCGCTGTCCTGGCTGGGTCTTATGCCCAGCGGTATGCCCTTTCCATCTGGGGCGAACCTCTCGAACGGCTCCATGTATGCGTCGATGAACTCCTTGTCCTTGAATAGGTGTTCCATGTTCCTTCTGAGCAGTTGGTGCAGGATGTTGGCGTAATAATGGCAAATGTCGCCCTGTGCGTACCATAGGCATCCGCTCCCTTGCTCTCGCAGCCATCTTTTGACTTGAAGCGCAGCCGCTATCTGTCCGTAGCCAATCCTTGACGCATAAGTGTGCGAGATTAATGTGCGCTCTATTCTGTCGTGGCTTACTAAGACCAGGCTTTGGTGCTCGATGTGGTTCGGGTGGAAGTTGAGCTTGCTGATGTCTCGCTCCTTCTTTCCGTTCTTCAGCGTCATGTGCTTGTATTCGTCCGTGCGCATCTTCCTGTCATGGATGATGCCCTGGACTTCCACGAGGTCTCTGAGCCATTGCTTCCTGTGCTTCTTGACTCCGTAGTTCTTCTTGCGTCTGGTCGATACCCTGTCGGCTTCCTTCAAGGTCTCCCATTGCCACATGTCATCGTATACGTATCCTTGTCTTTTCGGCATTGTCTTTCGTCTTTATCAAGTCGTTGCTCGTATCTGTTCTCGTTGGGCTTGCTTCTCTCTGTGCAGAGCTTTCAACTTCCGACCATCCTCGGTTCGGATTTACTAACACCACGGGCAGGTCGCTGGGCGTTGCCTGCGCAAGTTCGATTTGTTTCGGCTCATCACTGGCTGTACTTATGCACCAGCTGCCGAGGCTCAGAAAAGGCGGACACTTTCCCATGACGCAGTACTCATGTCCTTATTTGTTTTTCGTTTCCGTCTCCGAAAACGTAGAAGTAATTCGAGCCGAGATGTTCGCATTCGCATTCGACCAGGCGTTGTTCGAGTTCGCATAAGCGAGACCGCAATTCGCACCGTTGTTCGAGTTGCCGCTACCAATCCACAGCTGTCCTTTTCCTTTGCCTACCTCGCCACGAGCTTGGGCGAGGGGTTTCTTTATTCTGGGGCATCATTGGCGGGTGGGGGAAATCCCCCACGCCCCCTTTGAAGTTACCTTTTCTTGTTTGTTTTTTTTGTTTGTTCTCTCGTTTTGTTCCTTGTCTTAACTTGCAAGGAGTCTTTTCAGTTCGGCTGATGTCACTTCCGTGAGGTCACCATGAAAATCAAGCCGAGCCGAGATGCTCGCATACGCACTCGACCAGGCGTTGTCCGAGTACGCAAAAGCGAGACCGCAATTCGCACCGTGGTTCGAGTGGCCGCTACCAAGCCACAGCTGTCCACTTGCATTGTACCAGTAGTGGTCTCCGTAGGTGATGCCTGTATGCTGCTTGGTAGGCACGTAGCTCATGTGCTGCGCTCCCTTGGTGGTGATAATGGTGATGTCGGCATCGCTTGAACCTTCGGCTGCGAGTCTTGTCATCTTGGTGTGCTTGACCGCAGCAAAGCTGTCCGCTGTCGGTGTTCCTGTAGGCAAGAAGTTGCCGTCCCATTGGTAAACGTCGGTACCTACGCTGCATAGGTGTCCGTCCATTTCCCAATATTGCCCATATGGGTTTTCCCATACTCCCACGTTCACGCTGTGGCAGGCGTAGTTGTCTGCGTCCTTGACCACCACCTTTCCGTCGCTGTATCCAAGAGCGAGGCAGGCTCCTGTCTTGATGTTTCTCTGTCTTGCGAATCCGTCACCCAATGTTGAAGATGCGCTCTTCTCTGTTCCGTCCAAACCGCAGCCGAAAATCTTTGTACCATCGGATGCCGCCAAGTTTTGAATGTCTCTGTATCCGTACTTGCCCATCATGTACTGAAGGAGGAAGTTGCGGAATGGCTCGCCTGCAAGTCCATGGTTCTTGCTTCGTGCTTGTGCGTAGTTGAAGAATTGGTTGATGTTGCTGCCTCCGCTTGGTACCACAAATGGTATGCTTCGCATCTGTCCGTTCTGAATCACGCATTTGAACATGCCTGCTGGTATGTTCTGCGTAAACCAGCCACCTGGCAGTGGCGTGAGCGATATGTGGTGTCGGATATGTTTCACTCCGCTGATGGTTACCTCTTGCAGGTAGTTCCAATAACCGCCTTCAAGCATTCCGAACCAGTCTGCGTTCTTGTATGCGTCCACCACGGCTCCGTTCTTCACCACTTGGTCTCCGTCCGCAGTGTATCGGTGGTCGGCTGGGTTGAGTTTCGTGAAGTGTCCGTCCTGCGTCATCAATATGGCGCAAATCTTCGAGAGCCAAATCTGTCGCATGAGGCTGCTGCCTCCTGTCTCGCAGTATGCAGAGCCCTTGCTTGCTGCGGTGTTCTCCTCGATGTAGAATGCGTTCTCGTCCAGGAACTGCTGCTGGTTCTCCTCCATCATGGCTCTGAGGTTGTCGAGTGTGATGCGCTTAAGCGTTCCCCCTGCCATCACGAAGATGTAATCTGAATTGCTCAGTGTCGTGGCGATTGTCGCCTGTGTAATTTTTTGATAACTCATTTTCTGTCTCCTTCTTTATGATAATGCTGCCGAAACCTCGACAGCCACGTCTGAAAAATAACTCTTGTCGGTGTTGTTTGCGTCTGGCGTGCATTTCGCCATTTCCGCTGTAAGCGTTACGTTCGCTCCTGTTCCGCTGTAGGTCTTTGCGTTGAGTGCGTTGTAAACGTCCCACGTCCAGGTGGTGCTGCCTGTGTATGCTGTGCCGTTCTGTTTCAGCTTCAGTACAAACTTGGCGTTGCTGGTCTTGGATATCGCATCTGGGTTTGCTCCATCGGGTTCTGCGTCAATCGTCCACTCGTCGGCATCGTCAGTCACTCTCTGTGCGTCCACCGCCTTCACTGCCCAGGTGTCTCCTTCCTTGTGCAGGAGCTTAACGCTGAATACTGAGCTGCCATCCACATCATCCCTCGTCACTTTCAGCGTCTTTCCGTTCTGTCCGTCTATGAGGACGAAATCCTTGTACCACTCCAGCTTCCAATTTGCGGCAAACTCGGAGTCTGAAATCGGCTTAACTCCGTAGAGGTAGGTTGCCGTGAGGGTGGTGCTTGTGGTTGTTGCGTTCAGCGTGCTGCAAGCCGTGGTGATGTTGATTGAGTAGCTGTCCGCTCCTGCCTGCTGGATGAGGATATCTTCTGTTCCTGCTATGGTGTCTCTCACGTTGTTGCTGATGTAGCTGACCTCGTAGCCGATGATCTGGTTGGAGACGATGGTGGTGCTGGCGATGTTGTCAATCACTCGGAGGTAGCAGAATCCGTCTGTCTCCTTCTTTGCAAACTTTCCGTCAGTGGATAGGTTCCAGCCTGCGTAGTTTCCTGTTGTGGCAGGACTTGCGTTGAATGCAAGCTGCGTCCCTCGGTATGTCCACTTGATGTCGGTTATCGTCACTGGGTTGCCGACTGCGCTCTTGATTCCTATCTTGAGTGCAGGCTGCTCGTAGATGCTTGTCTTCCAATCAACGGACAGACCTCCGTTTGTCGGATCGATTGCCTGGAAGAGCGAGCCTCCGCTTTCCGTGCCGTTCTTGTCAAATTTCACGATGGTCTTTTCGACGTAGATTTGGTCGCCTGTTCTGATGAAGCGCACCGTGAACGCTCCCTTAATTTTGTTTGCCATTCCTTATTCGTCCCATTTTTGAAGTTCAACCTTGAATTGCTCCAGGTCTTGGAGCTTGCCTCCGAGCAGCGTTGCCGCTGTCTCTGGGTTCTTGTCCACCTTCAGCAATTCGTTCTCGTTCACTGCCATCTTCGAGCCTGTGTTGTTCGTTCGATGGTGTTTGGCTTTCAGCCCCTTGGCTTCTGCCTTCTCTGTCTCGACTATTGCGTATCTCATTCTATATGATATAAATGTTGCCGTTCTCGTCGGTGAGGATGCTGCTCTCATCCTCGGTTGTCATGATTGCAGCCACGTCTCGTTCCTCGATGTCCATGCCCACGTCGAACCAGCAAAGGTTCTTCTCGTAGCCAATGCCGAGGGAGTCCACGCTGCATTCCATGCTCTGACCTTCCTGTCTCTCGATTTTCTCTGCGAACTTGTAGCTTTTGGATGCCGAGTCATAAACTCTTGCCTGCGTCCACCATCTGATGCTGTAGTAGAGCTCTGGGTATTGGATGGGGTGCGAGCCTGTGGCAAAGATGCCGTAGTTGAAGTAACGCTGCTGTCCTTGCACGATGTCGTTTCCTCTCGCCACGTCGTGCTGGGTGAGGATGCTCATGTCCCTTTGTAGGCTGATTCCGCAGCTTGTCTTAACGTTGCCGCTTGCGTCCACAAACTGAACCTCGAACTCCTGACTCCATGTGAATCGCAAGTCGAAGGCGATGTTCGGGAATGCTATGGACTTGATTTCTGGGTGCTGGAGCGTTCCTGCCGTGAGGGCTGTGCTCTTGCCTCGTTCCACAAGGCGCATTGTCAGTCCTGTTGGCAGGGTGGTGATGGTTGCGTCTCCTTGCGTGAGCGTCACGCTGACCGAGCGTTCGTAGCTCTTGCCGTTGATGAACTTGTCCCTTTGCCCTGCCTTTTCGATACCCTCAGCGACCAGGTATTCATAAAGGAGCAGCTCGTCCTTCAGTGGGTCGTAGGTGATTTGCTCGCAGTCCACGGAGCAGGCTATCTTGTTGCCTCCCTTGTCCGTGGTGGTGAGTGCCATTCCGCTGGCTTCCACGTTGTAGTTGGTTCCTGTTCTGAAATCGTTGAACTTTCCTCTGTAGGAAAGAGTCGCAACTTCACCAGGGATGATGTTGCGCATAATCTTCAAGCTGCCGTTGTCCTCGGTTGCGTCCTTGATGATATCGTAGTCAGTTCCCTGCTTCCAAGCCTTGGCGATTGGCGTGCCGTTCACAAACCACTCGTGCTGGTCGCTCGCCAGGTTGTGGTTGTTGATTCCCGATGTGTAGATGCCGTCGGGGTCATTGACCGTGGTCTGCGGTCTGATGATTGTCGGTGTAATCCCTCGGTCTGGCTCGAACTGGTTCAGAGCGGTGTTGGCTGTCTGTGCCGTTGGCGAGTCAGCCGTGATGCAGACCAGCTCGCAGGTTATTGCCAATGGCGAGAAGTCGAGCCTCGTGTGCTTTCGCTCCGATTGGAATGTCCTTTTCTTTGTTGCCATTCTCGTTCTCCTATTGCTTTTAAAGTTAATATTCTATCGGCTCCGTTATCGGGGCTTCCTTTCCATCGTCTGCCGTGACGTAGAACAGGGTGCTGATTCCGCTGTGGCTCTCGCTTATGTGGAGGTCTGCAAACGAAATCTGGAACGAGGAGCCGCTGTTGGCGTGCTCTGGCATTGCGTTCCAGACCGCATCCGATGCGGTATCCCCTGTGTCTCGCTCCACCTTGAATGTATATTCGCTGGTGTGGTCTTGCATGTATCCGTCCAGGATCTGGATTGTGACGGTCTCCGTCTCGTCAGCAGCCATCCGTCCGTCCAGGCTCTGGTCGATGTACATTCGCCTTCCCATCTGCTCGAACTGCTGGATGGTTCCGCTCATGTATATGTTGTTGAGGTATGCGGAGTACCCTTTCATGTTGAGTCCGAAAATGGATAGGTTCGTCAAGTCTCCGAATTGGGCGGCTACCATTTCCTTCGTGAACTCCCAGTTGTTCACGCCAGCAAGGTATCGCTCGTATGTCAGCGTGCTGTATCGGCTCTTCTGCCTTGTCTCGTCGCTGAAGTTGCCGTATGCGACAAAGTGCATCGCATCGTGTGGGTGGTGTTGACTATGCCATGTGTCGCTCTTCGGTCTCAATGCGTAGCGCACCCTGCTGTTGTGCTGGGTGTCGATGATTTCCGTGATTCGGAAGTATGCGGTGTAGAACCCTGCAAACTTGAAGTTGCCTATGCCATCGTCGTAGTCATCGCTCTCGTTGTCCTCGATGTTCATTCCCTCATGCCATATACCTTGGCAAATGTCATCAACAGCAATCTTGCCTATTTCTCCGTCCTGGAGGTGGAGGACGATGGTTCCTGTCGTTAGCTGGTTCCCATCGCTGTCAGTGTCGGGTATGACCTCCTTGATGATTCCACCGCCTGCTGCCCTCCATCGGTTGCCTATCTGAATGGTTACTCTGTTGCATCTATATTCGGGTGTCTCGATGAACTCTCGAATCGTGAGGCTGTTCAACTCTGCGTTGCCCATTCCGTCGATGCTGGCTCCCTTTCCGAATTGTCCGCTGATGAAGTCACCGATTGTGATGCCCTTGCTGAATTGGATGAGCTGCCTTGCGCTGTCCTCGAAGACCTTGCTCAGCTTTGTGTCCATCCTTTTCTCCAAGAACTCCATCTTGTTTTGAAGTTCGGTTATCAGCTTGTCGTAGGCAGGAATGTTGCCCTGGGCGGTGGTGTTCTGCAGTTGGCTATTGTAATAGACCACCTCGCTTACCGTGCTTGCCAGGCTATCGCTGTTGCTGTATGCCTTGCTCTCACCGATGGTGTATGTCCCTTGGTTGAGGTCTTCGAGGTCAAGTTCCCATCCGATGATGCGGCTCTGTCTTGCTTTGTCATCGGTGTCGAAGTATTCGGGTGCGACGAGTTTCACCTTGCTTCCGTAGGTCAGCTCGATTTGCTTGCGCTTGAAGTCCACGGGGTTCGTGGTTCCCTCGTATGTTCCGCTGTCCACCTTCATCTTCTTCATGTCCTTCTCAGCCTTAGCCTTCAATTCCATTTCCGCTGCCTCCACCAATTTGTCATCAATGAAGGTAATGTCCATGTTGTACATGTAGAGCTTGTCCCCGACCGCTGGCTTCATGGTGTCGTTCGGCAGTTCCAGCGTGTAGGTGTCGTTCCTCGTAATCTCGAAGAGTTGCTTGTCATCCACGTCCGCATCAGGGTTGAAGTGTACCTCGAAGTCCATTCCGTTCAGCTTTCCACTCTCGAAGTGGATGCTCAGTGGCTTGTTCTGTTCCTGCGTCTCGTATATGCTGTCGAAAACGAAGGGAGAGCCATCTGGGAGCTTCGCCTTGAATCGGTAGGCAGTCCAATAGGTGACGTTTCCTGTGTCGGTGTCTGTTGTCTTGGCTGGTATCTCCGTCACCTCCGTTATGGTGAGCAGTGCCCTTGGATAGATGTCCTCGTATGTCTTGACGATATCTGTCACTTCGTCTGGGTCGAGGTTCGGGTCGCTGTCGATGTATGGTGTTCCTATCGGTAACTGGAGGATGGTGTCTGCCACTCCTTGTATCGCCACGTCTGCCTGTCCGTCTATCGGCTCTGTATAGAGCTTGTTGACGTATGCCATTGCGAGGTGGGCGAGTGTGACCTGCTGGCTTGTACCTGCGAGTTGCTTCTTCTCGTCCGTCAGTCCGTAGCAGTCCCTTCCTTCGTTGATGTTCTTGTCTCCGTCAGCCACTATGCCGATGAACTCTATTCCAGCCTCGGTCTTGTCTGCCAGCGTGATGGTGGTGTGCTTGGTTATAGCCTTCTTCTGTAGTTGCAAGTCCTTGAACGAGAAAATCGGGCGGTAGTCTCGCTCAACTCTGACCATGGTGGTCTTGCTTGCGTCCGTCTGCCCTCCTGTCTCGTCCCCGATGATGAACTGCACGCCTGTTCCGTTTTGGAATCCGATTGCGTCCACCATGCTGTCCACCTCTATCTCGAAGACTGGGCTGTTCCAGGAGACGGTCTGTCCTGCGGCTGGGTTTGTGTAGCTTCCGCTCACCACCTTGAATGTGTATGTCTTCTCAGCGTACTTGCTGTAGCTGGTTATCTTGATGCGGTTCTTCTCGCTGTAGAAAGTCTTCGGCTTGTTTGTTGTGAATCGCACCTTGGTGGAGTAGAGCTTGTGGAATCCGTCTATCGTGAATGGGTTCTTCAGCTTGCGCCTGTAGTTCTGGTT